AGCCTATCTTCGCGGAATTGCCGCTACTGCCTATCTTCGCGGAATTGCCGCTACTGCCTATCTTCGCGGAATCGCCGCTACTGCCTATCTGCGCGGAATCGCCGCTACTGCCTATCTGCGCGGAATCGCCGCTACTATCCGGCATACTCTTAACTGTTTTCTCAAAAACGAAATTTATGTACGCTTTCACGAATCCCGCGAAGCTTAACTTTGCCCCAACCTTTAACTTTGTTGTGCAATACTTCTTCTTATCATCTGTTACAGGCTTGTCCAACGCTTCAACTTCTGCAAAATCCGTAAATTTTCCATCCTCTGTTATCAGGGGGTAGTAATCTAACACATCGAAAGGGTTTTCGCAGAAGTGAATACCGCACTTGCACGGCTTCGCTCTATCCTCTGTTGCTATGCTGTTTTCTTCATATTGTTTGCCACGGCAGATTAGCCCGGGCTCAAATGCTTTATATCCTTTCATTTTCTCTCCTTATCTTTGACATTCAAATAAAAATGGTGTATACTTTAATTGACTTGGGCTCCTTCGGGAGCTTTTTCTTTGCCCTTTTTCATCTCGATTCTTCCCTTAACTCTTCCACCATATCCGCCCACGCTTCGTTATTCGGGCAGTAGGCTTTCTGCATTTTCTTCGGCGTGTCCATGCCCTTATCAGCATAGGACTTAATCATCTTGACGAACGCTTTCGCTCCGTCCTGTGGGGTCTCGTAGGTGTAATATCTATTGCCGTCGCCCATGCCCCCGAAGTTGTTACTTTCGGTGAACAGCCGGGAAGTGTAATGCCCTGTTTCCAGTCGTGCGATGGCGATTGCTGTTTCCTCATCAATGCCGAGCTTCATGCACTCCGCTTCAATCAACTTGTCCATTTGGTGGGTATATTCCGATTCAAACGGTATGTATTCGACGGTCATTTCCCCGCCCTGAAGCTGCCGTGTCTTTATATCGTCCGCACATGCGAAGCTGTACGCCCCGAGCATGGCAGCGGACACGGTGAGACAGATAAAAGGCTTTTTTGCTCTGTTTAGAAGTCCGAGCAGTCCGCCGCCTGTCGCTTTATACTTCTTCATTTTTTAGCTCCTCTTCTGCGTAAATTGCGTAAACTTTTATTCCATTGCATACCTTTACTTTTTGATAAGGGAAGGATTCATCTTCCCGATTCTCGATTGTGAAATCGTCGAACAGCTCATCAAAGAGCTTTGACGAAAGTAAACATTTCGTCCCGCTGAAATCACTGATGACCGTGATGTAAGCGTCCTGCTCTTTTGTGATTGCGTCGATTATGCCGACGGCTTCAACTAACTTTTTCAGCATTTCTTGCCTGTCCATCTTTTCTCCTTTCCATATCCCCTGCATGGGCGGCTCGTTATTTGTGACGCTCGTTATTCGTAGGAGGCATTTCGATATGTGAAAAAACATGTAAAACTTTATATACGGGGTGAAAGGATGAAGCCCCGTGGTGAGCCGCCTATGCAAGGGATATTCAGTTGTTAATCTTCGCTTACTCCTCTTTTCGTTTCAGCCCCGCCGCTTTCATAGCGGTCTCCGTTAGTGTCTTTTTGATTTCGTCCAGTTCCGCCTGCGAATACTCCTCAACAGGACGCTCGTTTATGTAGATTTGAATTTTCATTTTTACCTCCTGCCTTGAAGTTATGCGGTGACGGAATTGTCCTATGCCTTGTGGGTTTCTCCCTTCTGGGTTATAATCTACTTACAGACCGTTGCCGCGGTCGAGTATTGCAGAAAGGAGGATCTGCTATGTATCCATATCACATCTTTACTTCCTTAACAAGCAATTCATAACCCGGGCAGCTATCCTCACCGCAGTTGTAGCTGCCTTTTTTTATCCAGCAATTACAATCCGTCTTCAGTTTCTTTCCGCAATGACCGCAGAAGTTGTCTTTTTCTTTTACCTTGTCGCTTCCGCAATATGGACATTCCATGTTTTCTCTCTCCACCTCTCTTCTCCCCTCTTCAAAGTATTCTTTCTCGCATTTAAAGTTAAATATTTTGAACTTTTAATTTAAAAAAATATCCCGTTATGTCGTTTTCGTCCAAAGAAAGCAAATCAATTGCCTTGACTATCTCTGGCTGTTTCCAAGCAACCTTATTGTTTAACTTCAGTGACAAGGTTCTTTCCGACCATTCCATATCTTCTGCAAACTTTGCATTGCTGCCATATTTCTCTATGATTTTTCCTTTGAGCCTGCTGTAATCGTATGACATATTTTTCTCCTTTCTAAGTTCAATTTTTTGAACTTTTCTTCATACTACCACATCATTTTTTCTATGTCAACACCAAAATTCAATATTTTTAACTTTTTTGTTATTTCTCTTGAACTTTTGTTCAAGATGTGCTATATTAAGTTCAGTTACGAAAGGAATTTAACGCAATGAAAAAGGTGAATACTTCAATTAGATTAAAGCAAGTCATGTCGGAATCACATTTGAGGCAGGTTGATATTCTTGAGCGAACTTTGCCTTTGTGTGCTAAGTATGATGTTAAAATGAATAAATCGGATATTAGCCAGTATGTTTCTGGCAAGGTTGAGCCGAACCAAGATAAACTTTTCGTTTTGAGTTTGGCTTTGAACGTTTCTGAGGGTTGGCTCATGGGCTACGATGTTCCTAAGTCCCGGTCCTCTTCAATGTCTGCATTTCCAGAGCAGGATAGGATGCTCCTTGAAAACTTTCACCGATTAAGTGATTCTCAACAGGCAAAGCTCTTAGCTTACTTGGATGGGCTGCTGGATGCGGGAAGCGCTGCCAAAGGGGAGGTGAATTCCTTAGCCGAGGACGCGGAACAGGAAGTTAATAGGATTGTCGCTGCAGAGCTGCGGGCGGCGAAAGAATCAATCGCAAAATAAATTACAATGTTGATGGCACTGACATTCGGGTTGGTGTTTTAGTATAAATAATTCATTATGAGAAGGAGAAGAAAAAATGGAACTTAACGAAAAATTATACGAGCTGTCACAGCGCATTGAAGCTATCAAGGATTCGGTTTCTACCGAAGAAGCTACAAAAACCTCTATGATTATGCCGTTTTTTCAGTTATTAGGCTATGATGTTTTTAACCCGCTTGAGTTTGTTCCTGAATTTACTGCAGACGTCGGCATCAAGAAGGGCGAAAAGGTTGATTACGCAATTATCATTGATGATGAGCCGCTTATCCTGATTGAGTGCAAGGCTTGCAATAAACCTCTTGAGAAGCACTCTTCGCAGCTGTTCAGATATTTCGGCACGACCAGCGCAAAATTCGCAATTCTCACGAATGGACTTACATATCAATTTTTCACTGACCTTGACGATAAAAATAAAATGGACCTGCGTCCTTTCCTTACGATAGACCTTTTGAGTTTGAAAGACCGTGATATTACAGAGATTAGCAAATTCCAGAAAAGTGTAATCGATGTTGATGATATTTTAAATTCCGCCGAGAACTTAAAATATAGCCGTCTTATTAAGGACTGTTTTGCTGAGAACATCGAAAACCCTTCTACCGAATTTGTAAAATTTATCCTCAATTATGTATACGAGGGCGTCAAGACGCAGAAGGTGATTGAGGATTTCACACCTATCGTAAAGCGTGCCATTTCGCAGTACATCAGCGATTCGATGAATACAAAGATTAAAGCTGCGTTAAATAACCAAGAAGAGCGCGATTCAAGTCCGTCCGAGAGTGAAACTGCAGCAAGCGAAGAAACTTCCGGCAAAGAAAAGAAAATCACTACAACAATCGAGGAACTTGAGGCTTATGCAATTATTAAGTCTATTTTACGAACTATTGTTGATGGCGATCGAATCACCTATAGAGACACTGAAAGCTATTTCGGCATCTTGCTCGATGACAACAACCGGAAATGGATTTGCAGAGTATTTTTGATGTCATCTACAAAATACTTGATGATTGCTGACGAAAATAAACACGGAGTTCGTCGCAATCTTGATAACATTGATGATATTTATAAGTACGCTGACGAGCTGAAAGCTGCGTGCGAACGATATTTGTAATTTTGTCCATCAAAATTGCGCCCCCTATTAAACGCACTATTTGATATAGATTATCCCATCTTGCCCGTCTATGTTAGTCGTTATGATCAAAAGTTGTAACGAACGAATATATATGGCGTAAATTAACGGATTCTTTATGTATTCATACTTTCGGATCATATTGCTCTCCCTCCGGGGCGCATGGAATATTATAGGATCCTGTTGTGTGGGATTCTATAGGAAATATCTCGAGAAAAAAGGCATAAAAAACAACCGGTGAACGTTTTCAACGGTTGCAGCTGTTCTAAGCAATTTTCGTGCCCGACGCGATATTATATTATAAAATAACATCGGTGGCAAGAATTTTTAAAAATTTTTTTAAAAAACTCTTGATTTTCATAGAACATCGTGTTAGAATCGGAGTACTTAAAGGCATAAGTTTTTCTTTAAGGCATATAATAATTTGGAACGTACTCCGGTGTCCTTCGTGGCCCGGGGTCTTTTTTATCATAAAAGGAGAATGCAATGGCAGAAAAAACTTTCAAGACATACGATCAAATGCTTGATTTATTAGAGTCGAGGGGTATCGTCTTTGTCGATGGGCGCGCAAGAAGCAAGGCGAAAAAGATTCTTCAACATGAAGGTTACTACAACCTAATCAACGGCTATAAGACGCTCTTTCTAAGCAATGCGAACCCAGAGCAAT